GGCCACAGATTCTGGTCGCGATAATAAGCGCGACCCTCTTCAGTGTCTTCGCATTATGGATAGGAAAAGAAATGGCAGCGACCGAAGTGGTGACCGCTGTAATTGGCGGAATTTTCGGATTCCTTGGAGGCGTTTCGCTCAAGGTTCTCGAAAATGAGTGACCAGTGATAACTCTGTCACACCGTCACAGACTTGACCGATCAATAAGGGGGTGACCAAATGAATCATGCAGATAGTATTCTTACTAGGTGGGTTAAAGATAGTATACCCAGTTGGCAGAAGATACTACAGGAAAGCATTGAGAAGGGTGATATTAAGCGAAGAGACTACGCAGAGTGGATGCTGAAAGACGTTCTGAAGTATAGGGGGTGACCATGAAAAGAATAAGGGCTTTTGCAGGTGCGTTGAAACGTGGATTGATCTGGACGCTGTTAGCCCCGTTTCGTTCTGTTAGGTGGACAGGACGCAAAACGTGGCAGGGTATACGGTACATGGGCAGACAGGTCAAACGCTTCATTTTGGCATGTCTACGTTCGCCCAGGGCGACATATAACAAAGCACGTTCAGCCCGTGATTGGTTACTGGTGAAGGTGGAATACTTGCAGTCTGAATCTGCGAAGTGGAAGACCGTTTTCAACATTGCGAAAAGCCCATACTCAGCCCTCAGAGCCTTGGGGCTGTCGCCCGCTCAAGCGGCTTCGTTCCTGGTAGCGGGAAGCGTTGCAACTTCTGGGGTCGTGGTCAATGAAACTATCCTCGCAGAGAAGAGTTTCAGCAATGGTGACCCTGGGGTATACAGCGCACCCCTGGACGCGCCGGTTTTCTTCGAAGAAAAGTTCAATACCTTGCGTCTCGACCTTGGATCGACTCCCGTGGGGCTCATAGAAATCACCGATACGACACTGGGAACGGCGTATACGGGGTCTGCACTTCCAAACGGCGAAACTTCTGTGATTATTGTCGGTGGATTACCGACCGTTGCGGATCCGGCCTTCACCGGAACGTACCTGGAAGTTGGGCATATGATTGTCGACCGGTGGCGGTGCGAAACCTTGACGCTATCCAACATCGAAGCCCATAAACTTATAGTTTCTTCTAACTATTCTGATGGCCAATCGATCGCAGCAATTCCAGGAACTCCGAGGGATCGGGGCGTGAATGGCGGGAACCGCGCCGATGATATGGTGGTATCAGATTCATACTATGACCAGTTAAAAATTACTGCCGTAGCGTCTGGCCAAAATGGGTTCGTCGACGTACTGAAATTATCGAATTTATATTCGCGTGGCGGGGGGTGTAAGATCGATCGCGTCAAAGCGGGTACTCTGGAAGTGATACTCAACGAGATTGGCGGTGATTCGAATTTAGCCACGAAAGCATTTGTTATAGAAGATACCGTGGTTTACAAGAGCTTCACCAATACCGCGAACGTCGAGGGCACGATGGCGGTTCCGGCGGTGCAGTAACCTTGTGATATACTGACCTGGAGCGATGATGCCACCCACTGTCATTGCTCGCCCCTTCACAGACCCCCAGGTTGTCCTACCCTGGGGGTCTATTTTTTTTGCTATGAAATACCCCTATTTTGCCCGAATTGCACAAAATTGGGGGAAACTCACCCCAATTCGTGCCTACGGGCACTGTACCAGTTGTTGACAATAGGTGCGGAAAGCCCCATACTGTACATTGTACAAGGTAAGAAAACCAACGAAGGAGCAGCCAAATGAGAATCACAAATCGGGAGAACAAAGACGGTCAGAACGAGCAGATAGTAACAGGACTTTACGAGAGGCTAGAGGTAGTGCGAGACGATAATTCAATCCGAACGGTATTGCTAAGGGATGTTGAAGTTGGAGACGAAAGAAGCATCAAAGGGCATCCAGTTACTTTCATTAGCGGTAAGGTAGTCAAGTGGGATGGCTCACTCAAAGGGTTCGGTAAGGACGGTGCTAGCAGAACCGAACTCATTCAATCCACGCTAGTCAAGTCCAGAACCCCGATGACGAAAGTAACCAATAACCACTACGGAGAGTCGAAGCTAATAGTAACGAAAGGAATTATCTAAGTAGTAGTCGCCCTGATGAGCGGTGGGTGGCTCCCACCGTGAAACCCGCAAGGGTCGGCGAAAGCTAATACGAACGAAGGAGACGCAAATAAATGGAAGTAATCATACGGAAAAACGAACCCAGGCCACTCATAGAAACAGTATTCCTCGGATATTTCGCAACTGATTCCTTGACGACCCTATATGCTGAATACTCGGGAGTCCTGACTCTACAGATATCGGCAGACTCCGAGGAACAACTGGCGGGTATAAAGGATGCAGTCCTGGATGCCGCGGAAGATTTACCGTTTGACGGGCAATATGAACGGATAATGGCACATTGGAAGCTAGACGAATGAAGCACATAACGCGGATCGGTATATACAGCAGGGCATTACGCGGATGGATAGTCCAGGACGGCACCACGGGCCGTATTACGGTATGGAAGGGGGGCAAGTAATATGTCGGCACCAATCCAATCATTGACGGCCGTAAAACATGGTTGGGGGCGGGATTCCTATCGTTGGGTATCCGGCCTGACAAAATCTGAGCGTCTGGCGGTCAAGGATGGAGTCCTGGTATGGTTCGCAATCAAGCCCTGGCATTACATGCAAAGCGGCTACAAGGTTGTGACGTATAAGCGCGGTAGGTACGACGCTCGGGAGCCCAACGATCGGGAGATATCACAAATCGGAATTTAACAGGGGGTAAGGTATGAGTGTACAGCTATTGCAGAATTGCAATACAGCAGAGGAAGCACTGGAGCAATGCGGGTTGAATTGGGAAGTCCACCAGGACGGACTGTATGTACCGCAGGGTGACGGGTTCGCCCGTGTACCTGATAAGTATGCGACCAGGCGAAGTGACACCGGTCAAGTCCTGGGGTTGAGTGGTCGGTACTACAAGCCAATCCAGAACCGAGAATCCTTCCGGTTCCTAGATTCGCTTGTAGACGGTAACGATGTCGTGTATCACTCCGGCGGTGATTTCGACAACGGGAAACTGGTATTCCTTCAGGCGAAGATCATGGGCGATATAGAACCAATCCCTGGGGATAATATCGAGCGCCTGATATTGCTATGCACGTCGCACGACGGCAGTTCAGCGTTTCGGGTGTTGTTCACGTCGAATCGTATCGTCTGCAAAAACACGCTGATGGCGGCACTGGCCGAACGTAGCGGGTTCTACGGTAAGCACACTTCCAATGTCATGGACAGAGTAGACGAAGCCCAGGAAATACTCGGAATGGCAAAGAGCCGGTTCGGGCTATTCGAAAAGGTTATGGAACGCGCCCTGGATAAAACCATGCAGGATTGGGAAGTCGAGGAATACTTGCAGTTGGTTTACAATTTCAAGGAAGATACCGCGTACGATAAACAGGATCCGAGGAACAGGTCGGCGTTCGAATCGACTATGGAGATACTGAACCATCCGACCAATACAATCGGCGGGATGCAGGGCACCGCGTACGGCGCAATCAACGCGGTTACCTATTACCTGGACCATGAGAAGCCGGTCAAGACCGAAGAAGGGCTCCTGGACGCCTTACAGGCCCGAGAAGATAAACGGATGCAACTGTCATGGTTCGGCGGTAGCCTGGATACGCGACGACGGGCCTACGATTATTTGCGGATATAGCCCATTCATCACCGTGGACAACCATTTGACCAAGGTGATAAGATACGCACACTTGGGCGCAGTGCTAGTCTGCGCCCAGGTGAATCATCACGAAAGGAGACAGTATGGAAGTTTCGAAGCGACACGAAAGCAGATTACCGGTAAGCAAGGCAACCGTGGAAGCGTTCAACAGTATGAAGCGCGAAAGCAGATCCAATGAACCCCACGATACCTTCCTGCGTCGGATGATGCTGCACGTAACCAGGTCAGGAAGGATGCCGGAGCTGGACACCCTGAATGATCCGGATAGACAGTGGGTAGAAAACATGGCACCTATTCCGGACGACATCCAACAAGCCCGAGATATTGTTGAGCAGTATTTCGCCCCGCCAAAGGCGCGGAACTAATAAACGAAAGTAGGACACAATGACCCAAAAGATTTACGTTGTAATGGAACGGTTCGAAATTAGCACGATATCCGACGAAGCAAGGGCTACCAAGAACCCTCAGCACAGTTTCTACAAGGTCAACGGTCGGGATCTCGATTCGGGCGTTGACTGCGTTTTCGACTTACATATTCGAAACCGCCCGATTGCTCAGGTAGGGGCAACTTATAAGATCGACTACGAACAACTTCCGGCTGATAGCACCTGGACCCCAACGATCAATACCATCACCCCGCTCGGCGGTGGCTCTCAGGTTGTTTCTAAGGTACCCAATCCCGCTTCAATAGCTCCGCCGGTAGTGTTGACCCCAACACCGGCACCGCAGGCCACAACGGGCTTTGCAAAGCCAGACCTCGGCGGCAGGTTCACACAATGGAACAGCAACCATAGAACCGCGATGATGCAGGCAACCGATCGGGTACGTATCAAAGTGGATTTAGTATTGGCGGGGAAACTCTACAACGACCAGGGCGAGCCCTTCGGAGCCATCAGGGATAGCACCCTGGCCAATTGGTATATAGAGGAATTCAATAATTATTGGACATCCCTGGCAATCCAGAACCAAAACGTCGAGGACGCCTTCGGCCAGTTCGGGGGTAGCTAATGGCGGGGCAAATATGGGCCGACCATGACAGCATCACGATAGACGGGAATCATCACTATCACGTAAAGGGCATCCAGGGTTGGATGCCTTCGTGTTCGACTATTGCTAAACACGTTGACGCAGGATCAAGCGACGGGTTATTGAAATGGGCGTCTGAGATAGCCCTGGAAACCGGCAACGTTTGGGGTTTCAAACAAAGTGGCAGGGAAAGCATGGACATCGGTTCGGAAGTACACAAAGAAATCAGCGAACACATTATTGCCAGAATGAACAACGAGGAAACCCCACAACTGGCGTCAACGCTATTTTGGGCGTTGTATGCAAGTATCGAAGAACTGAAGCCGCATTGGTTGGCGTCCGAACTCAAATGCGCTCGGACGGATCTCTGGTATGGTGGAACCCTGGACGCGGTTGCAATCATCAATGATGAGTTAGTCATCCTCGATTGGAAAACCGCCAAACAATACACCGGAGCTGGTGCCCCTAATAAGTTCGTTCGCAAGGACTACGCAGTCCAGGTCGGGGGGTACTATGCGTTACTGGAAGCCAATGAAGGTTTCCACCAGAGTGATTATTTCACCACGGGTAAGGTCAAAGCCTACGTGGTGAAAATCTACAAGGACTACGATCCGGAGCGCGAAGGATCCCAACAGGTAGAACTACAGGAAGTAAACCTACCCAACGCTAAAAAGGCGTTCCTGGCATGTCTGGACGTGTACCAAGCCAAGGGGGATCTCTATGTCAAATAGATGCGAGGACTACGGCATAGATTACCCACATTCTCCGGCATGGTGCGAGGCGTGTTGGGATCGGCAAGTCCAGGCCGATCAGTTAGCAGTAGACCGCGAACGTCTGGCCGAAGCAAGGCGCAACAACGAACTACTTGAGGCACAGCTCGGCGAAGGTGGCTACACTCCGAAACCAAGGGAACAATACCAGGCGCCCCAGGTAGTTGAGGCGGTGCGGCCGGAAATCGCCAGGGTACAGCGGAGAGCGTTATGAGCGTACAGCGGCAGCTCGGAACCTATACTTACGAAGATTCCGACCGTGGTATCAAAATAGTAATCAAACAAATCGCCCCTCCGAAGGGTCATACCAAGGAGGGGCATATCACGGTCCAGGGCAGGGATGCCGTGGGGGGCTATCAGGAAATATTCAAGGGCCGCCACAATATCAGCGCGGTCGGTGCCAGGCGGAACCTGGCCCAATGGATCGAACGCGACGTCAGGGGTAACGAGAAATCCGGCGACGAAGGTATGCAATCCATATTCGGAATCAACAGCCCCATCCTGGTAAACGATTGGAAGGCCACATTGTCGGTAGCTTGTGAGGAAATCCTCAAAAGCTACTACCAGGGAAGCCCGCCGGTGAATTTGTATGATAAAGAGTCCGAGGATGACGACGTCTGGCGGATCCCTGGACTGATCTCCGAGGACATCAACGTTATCTATGGAGATAGCGGGTCCGGTAAGTCGTACATGAGCATTGTATTCGCTCAGGCAATACATCACGGGGTTTCGTTATGCGGGCTCCGAACGGTCAAGGGTAATGTGCTGTACCTGGACTACGAAACAACCGAGGCGAAGATGCGCCGCAGGCTTGCCAGGGTGGATGAAGGGTTGGGAATAAGCGGGGAGCCTATGCTGTACAAGATTGCACAGGTGCCATTGGTCAACATGGTGGAGCCATTGCAGGAACTGATTATTGAACACGGCATCGAATTTATCATTATTGATTCTCTACAGCGGGCAGTCGGCGGCAAGATCACCGACGAAGAAGGGGTCGGTGTATTCTTCGAAGCACTGAAGGCCCTGGAAACATCCTGCATTGTTATTCACCATACCAACCGCGCCGATGAGATGTACGGATCCGGATACATCAAGGCCGACGCCAGGAATCTATGGCGGTTGCGGAGCGTCCAGAGTGAAACCGAGCAACAACTGTCGATTCAGCTACAGCAGGAAAAAGAGAATGACGGCCCTGGGTCCGGAAGCCTCGGGTTCACGCTGTCATTCCGCGGCGACAAGTACGACCCTACGGCCGTCGTACTTGAAGCCGAGGACATGCGGAAAATGGGCGATATGCAGCAGTACGAGAAGCGGCTGTACATGCGGATTGTCTACAAATTAGAGGAAACAGCCGAACACCGTATGCGTTGGGATGATCTGGAAAACGTCCTCGGGCTCATACCGTCCGATAAAGATACGCCGCAGATCAAGACACGATTAGCAAGCCAACGAAGTACCCTGCGTTCTTATATATGGGATCTGAAGGACAATACCAGGGATGCCCCGAAGTACAAAGCCCTGAACGAACTTTGCCACATTGCGGGCGATTTCATTTGTCTGAATACCGCCATCGGTAGCACTTCGGCTCCTATACCGGAAGTGCATCTCAACGGTGTTGCGGATAGCACAATCTACGAAGTCGATTCTGGGGAAAGGGATCTGGTGTTGGGATGAATATACGAAAAGGGTTAGCAACAGCGACGGTGATATCAGGAATTATTATTTCGGCTTATATGGTAGCCAGGGTGAAGATTCAGGAAGTGAATCGGGCCTATTGGTTAGGAGTTAGACATGGATAAAGATCTCTACAGGGAAAACAGGCCAATCGATTTTCAACCAACCAAGAAGGATGTAATGGCGGCGTACCTACGTCTGAGCGGGTACACATTGCGTTCGGTAACCAAGATCATGGGGTACGATTCCGTGGATGAAGCATATCAGAAGATCAAGAAATTTCTGGTACACCTGTCGACACGAAAGGGGGCTCATTATGGCACCTGAAAAGTGGGTAATTGAGGTCAGGTTGACCACCAGTGGCAAGAACTCGGAAATGAACGAAGCAACCGCCAGGCGGATGAGAACCAGGATCGAAGAAGTGCTGTTACGAACCGCACCATTCGCAAAGACCGAGCCGTCTATAATCCTGAAAAAAGAACTGGCAATGAACGACCTGAAAGGAGATTGGCAGTAGTGGGAACCAGGCGCCCATTCGGTCGCACTATGTCGCTGATATGCCAGTATACCAAGATCTGGGAAGATCACTGGGTTTGTACGGGTTTGTACAAAACCGACTTCCTCGACCAAAGCTCCGACCTGGCGGAGTGCGGGTGTAAATGCCATGCCAATGATTACAAGCCGAACCAACCGAAGAGGTGAAATATGGCCGAAGTTAACCACATCTACAAGTGCCGGATTATACGGGTTGTCGATGGTGATACCGTCGACGCAGAAATCGACCTGGGGTTTCACATGCGGAATGTGGACCGCGTAAGGCTTATGGGAATCGACACGCCCGAATCAAGAACACGCAATTTGAAGGAAAAGGAACTGGGGATTGCCAGTAAGATATTCCTGCGGGATACGGTGCGTATATTGGACAAGCCACTAATGATACAAACCACGAAGGAAGGCAAGTTCGGCCGGATCCTGGGAACGCTGTATTCCGGCAATACGAATATCAACGAACTACTCATACAGAATAACCACGCCAGGCCGTATTTCGGGGGCTCCAAGGATGAGCTTGGGCCCTGGACATTGCACGAGGGGTGCGATTGCGGCGGCAGGAAACTGAGGCGCGGTAAGGTATGCACCGGCACCTGGTACCGGTGGATGCCAGACGGGTATGTACCGTTCGGGGGTCAAGAATGACGGAATATTTCAACAACGGCATTATCCAGTTATACCTGGCCGATGCGATGAGCCTTCCAATACCTGATAACAGCGTGGACTGCGTTGTAACGAGTCCACCCTATTGGGGGCTTAGAGATTACAGCACAGAAGGTCAGCTAGGACTTGAGGAGACATTTGAGGAATGGGTGGTGAATATGGTGGCGGTGTTTCGTGAGGTCTGGCGTGTCCTGAAGCCTACAGGAACAGTATGGATGAATCTTGGAGATAGCTATGCGGCCAATGGCACAACTGGAGGGGGAGGGGCAGTCGATACTCGGACAGATGGACGAAAGACTACTCCTGGCGACAAAGTGAGAGGTCGCAAGCCAGAGGTACGGAACGCTCGTCGCATTGGACTCAAAGCCAAAGACCTTGTTGGGATACCCTGGAGGGTGGCGTTTGCGTTACAGGCTGACGGGTGGTATCTCAGGTCGGACATAATCTGGAGCAAGCCGAACCCGATGCCAGAGAGCGTAACAGACCGACCGACCAAGGCTCACGAGTATGTTTTCCTGCTGACGAAAAGCCCCCGATACTACTATGACGCCGATGCGATAAGGGAAGCACATACCATGACATCGTGGACTTCAGACAGTGATTCAAAAGGACTCAACAATGCTAACGTGAGGGAACACGCAAGGTTTGAGCAGAAGCTATACAACCCTTCAGGACGCAACAAACGCACCGTCTGGGAGATACCGACGCAACCCTATCCAGAAGCCCACTTCGCTACGTATCCAGAGAAGCTCGTGGAGCCTTGCATACTCGCAGGAACATCAGAGAAGGGCGTTTGCTCGGAGTGCGGCAAGCCGTGGGAACGGATTACTGACACCCCCGACTGGTACAAAGAGTTAGACGGACATACAGCACTTGCTGGGAATAAGAATCTTAATCGAGGTGTTAATGCAGGTTTTGGAGCTAAGAAAGACAGTGTAACGAAACCAGTGACAACTATCGGGTGGGAACCGACCTGCGAATGTAACGCCGATACTGTTCCTGCAACGGTCTTAGATCCGTTTGCAGGATCAGGAACTACAATGGCGGTCGCTCAGAGACTAGGGCGCAAGGGTATCGGCACTGATATCAGCGGGGAATATCTCCAGCTCGCGGAAAAGCGGCTATCCGGTATTCCAATTCCAATGATGCTGTAAAGGGGTGAATAATGGCATCCGAAAAAACAGAGCGCAACCGGCTCCTTATTGAAATGCGTGAATACGACCCAAGCATCACGCAAAAGCAACTGGCGTCGTTTTTTGGAATAAGCATCCCAAGGGTGGCAGCGATTCTAGCCAGGCATCGACTACCCAAATATTATTGCAAACAGTGCGACGCCCCAATCACTTCCCTACGTGAAAACGCCGGAAATATCGTGTACGGTCAAGGGCTGTGTATAGATTGTATTGTTTGGAATAAAAGGAGGTAAAAAATGATTACCAGGAACCCAGAATACACGTTAGCGGAAGATGTCGAGAACCTAATAATAAGTAAGACCTACGTTTCAATGGTCGATATAATGAATCTTGCAGGGGATGAGGGAATGGGTGAGGGTCGAATGACGATTGGCGATGACAATATCGTTGTATGGGCCGATATGTCTGAAGAGCTTGTGAATGTGATTACGAGCTTAAGGGTCAATAAGTCAATTCATATACACAAGGCAGACCCGCTTGTCTATGTTATGGATGGAGGTTGGCCGAACATGCCGATGGTTAATCGTCCTCCAAAGAATGGATACAAACATCCCCACTGGCTGCCCATTGTATTCCAGCCGGGTTTTCGATGTACAACTGATCGTCAATGTCCTAACTTTGGGGTGTCTCATGGGTGATGCTTACCAGCTTCAGTGGTATACATGGCTTCAGGGGGATATGCCAGATAAATGTGCGTTAGGGGTTCATGCTAAACAGTTCATATATCAGTCTAAAAACGCATGGAGCTACCTCTATGATGGACACGGAATACATGTAGAAACGGAATGCATAGGGGGAGATGTTTTTGGTGTTTTTGTACCGTTTAGTAATACGATTGTTTATGGTGACGGTGGAGCGTGCCTCTGCGATGGGGATATCATCACGCACGACGTAGTAGCGTGTGCCAAGGGACTGAAGAGAGGATAGAGAAAGATAATTTCAGACGTAAGGCTTACGCTGAATGGATGTTGCGCGATGTATTGGATGCGATCCCAACTGTAATTGCAGGAGAAAGGAAATAGAAATGGCAATAGTTTTCCACGATACAGAAATCCTCGAAGAGTTTCCGTTAGGGCACCATGATTGCTTCTTTTGTTCGCAACCATTTATAGACCTCAGCCCATCAGACCAGCCGGCGATCATGTGGGATGGAGGGAGCCAGGGTGAACTTTGGCTCCATTCGGATTGTTTTATCAAGATGGCTATGGGAATGTTCCGTGACGTCCACGAGTTGGAACTCGTGCAATCAATAAGCAAATACCACGGGGATACTGCGAGCGATGCCTATATGCAATCTATCCGAAAAAGGATTAGGTAATGCCAGAACTAGGAGAGATCCGTCATCATACCGAGGTCGGGAAGGCTTACGGCTACTGGAGATGGTCGGCATGTGAGAGCTGCGGCAAAGAGAAATGGAAGGCATCTACCAAAAGCGGGGTATCCATCCAGGCGGATACCAGGATATGCAGGGAGTGCAATATCCGAAACCAGAAGCGCCAGTTCGGGTATGGGAAGCAACTCAAAAGGGGGGCACAGGATGTACCACAACAATGATTCCTGAGAATTACCACAACCACAACAACCACAACAACCACCACAGGCGTGGAGCCCGGAAAATCACCACAGGATTCGTGTTGTACCTCAATATTTCTGTAATATTTCGTGCGTGGTAATGCTTGTGGTAATAGGGGGGTTATCTAATAACCCCCCCCTATTACCACAACACAACACAACAACAGAAGGAACCGTTCTATGCCAACAAATAAAGGGGCACGATCCCGAGGCAATAAGGCCGAGGCATTGCTGCAACACCAACTCGCAGATGCAGGGTATGAGGTTCGAAGAACCCACCTGTCAGCCTTCCCAGATATCATCGCCTGGAATGATTCCCAGTTCCTGATGATTGAGGTCAAGGCCCGAGCAATCCGCAAGGATGGCACCGATAAGACAAAAGTGGTCAATGCGGCCCTGTCATTGTTTCGTAATGCCGCTAAACAACTGAAAGTTGTTCACAATGGTGCAACTTTGCTATGCTATGTTCGCATTGATGACGCCTGGATTGCTTACGAATGGACCGAATCAGGCACGAGGGAGACGGTGCCGGTAGTGAAGGGGGAAACATAATGCCAGCGAAAGTCATCGTACCGCAGGGGAAAAAGACCCGCGTCAGTGGTCGGCGCAACGTCAAGGCACGACTCCGAGCCCAGGAAGCGGTGAAGCTCCGCCTGGCGGGCATCAGTCATACCAACATTGCCAAGCAACTGGGGTATGCGAACGCATCCGGATCCTATAAGGCGGTAATGCGTGAGCTGCGGGAGAACGCCCTGGCACTGCGTGAAGGCATGGAAGAACTGCGGGAGCAGGAATTGCAGCGCCTGGAGACGCTGAATCAGGCCGTTTGGCCTGGTGTATTACAGCGACCGGCCGATATGGGCAGCGTTCACGAGGCCTTGCGGATCTCCGAGAGTCGTCGGGATCTGTTAGGGCTCGACGCACCGAAGCAGTTAGAGGCCCGAATCCGCCTGGACGTTGTTCATTGGAATGAAGTGCTGAAGGTATTCCTGGATGCGTACCGAGATGTTCACGGCACCGCGCCGGAGGCGGGCGAACTGATCGCCAGGATCGACCAGGCGGCACAGGAACGTTTCGGTTAGTATTGATATCTGTCAGGGGTTGGAAGTATTATACCGAGCGTCGGAATAACCATTCGCCCTGACAATCTAGGGAGATGAGAATGGAAATACGCAACAGGATCAAGGAACTTCGCCAGGTAAACGCATCCGAATTATTACCGAACCCGAAGAACTGGCGGCGTCACCCTGGAGCCCAGGCCGATGCATTGCGTGGAGCATTGGCAGAAATAGGACATGCCGACGCCATCCACCAGCGCGCCGACGCCGATGCCAACGAACTACACCAAGAACCAAATTGGTTAAGTTTGCCCCGTGTGCAGAATTTTATCAAAATTTCCAAACCGAAAGAGAGGGAACCGTGGAAATCAGAGACCGGATAAAAGAGTTGCGGAAGGTGAAAGCGTCGGAGTTATTGCCCAATCCGAAGAACTGGAGGAAGCATCCTGACGCACAGGCTAATGCGTTGCGGGGTACGTTATCGGAGATAGGTTATGCAGATGCGTTGATAGCGTACGAAACACCCGAGGGGTTGATGTTGATTGACGGGCATTTGAGGGCTGAGACAACGCCAGAGATGGAAGTTCCAGTGCTGATAACAGACCTTGACGAATCAGAGGCGAATAAACTCCTGGCAACGCTAGACCCGTTGTCTGCAATGGCTGAAGCTGATACGGATATGCTACGTATGTTGCGTGAGTCTGTAGATATAGAAAACCAGGCATTGATGGACATGATCCTGGACATTGAATCCACTGGCGGTGTGTCTGAAATACTTGAATCAGTAGTTGAAGAAGTTTACACGAAAACAGTTGTTAGTCCAATTTATACACCTACAGGGGAAAACCCTCGTATTGAAGAGTTGAATGATCGTAGTGTTGCTGATAAATTAATCCAAGAAATAGAACAGGCAGTCATCCCTGAAGAAATTAAGCAGTTCTTATTGGGTTCAGCAGAACGGCACGTCGTATTTAATTATGAACGTATCGCTAATTATTACGCTCATGCTCCACTCAATGTCCAGGAATTGATGGAGCAATCAGCCCTAATAATAATTGATTATGATAAAGCTATTGAGAATGGATTCGTTCGTTTGAGTGACGACATTGATGCAGCCTTCAACGAGGATTACCCCAATGCGTGAAGATTGTTGCGTGTTTATTCTTACACACGGACGCCCTGATAATGTGCAGACATACCGCAACCTACGAAGTCATGGGTATACGGGCAAGATTTTCATTGTAATTGATGATGAGGATGATACCCAAGCCAGATATAAGGAGTTATTCGGGGAAGACGTTTTTGTATTTTCTAAGGATGAAGTGGCAGAATACACAGATCAGTATGATAATTTTGCCGACAGACGTACTGTCCTTTGGGCAAGGAATGTCTGTTGGGACTTAGCAAGGCAGATGGGGTATCGCTATTTTATACAACTTGATGACGATTATCTCTCATGGAACTATCGTAGAACTGGGAAAGGTCATCAGTTTAGCTCCTCAGACGCAGAAGAGTATCATAGCTGGAAGATAGGTCATTTGGATATGGTTTTTGAGGCATTGGTTGAATTTATTGGAGCAACTCCTGTGAAAGCTATTGCATTATCACAGGGGGGCGACCACATAGGTGGAACCATTCGCAGGTTGCGATTCAAAAGGAAAGCAATGAATAGCTTTATATGTGATACAGAAAAGCCGTTTATGTTTAGAGGTAGATTAAACGAAGACGTTAACACATATGTTTCCTTGGGGAGTGTTGGGAATTTATTCTTTACCGATATGGCAATTTACCTGACACAAGTTCATACCCAATTAGACACAGGAGGCATGACCGACGCATATTTAGGGGCGGGGACTTATGTGAAGTCCTTTTATACGGTTATGGTAGCCCCCTCCTGTACTACTATTAGCCTGATGGGAAATACAAATAGGCGTCTTCACCATAGAATTAACTGGAGCAAAGCTGTCCCATTAATTATGTCAGAACAGGTGAAAAGGCGGTGAAGGTGGAATGAGTTCTACGGATCTTGGGTTGATGTCAGCCCGTGATATTTGGGATAACGGAAACAGTAAGTGGGAACCATTGCCGCACCAGGTAGCACCAGAGGGCGAATGGGACGTCTGGTTGCTCCTGGGAGGTCGTGGTAGTGGCAAGACTATGGCAGGCACTCATTACGTGCTGGATCATTTGAGGCTTATGGGCAAACATGCCAGGGTAGGTGTTGGGGCTCCGACGATTGCAGACGCTCGCGACGTATGCGCGGAGGGTGTAACGGGCCTTATCAACATGGCTCCTGGGGAATTTAAGTACAATCGTTCGATAGGCGAAGCCCATCATATCGACGGCGGTTATGTGAAATTCATGGGGTCTGAAGAACCCGCCAGGTGGAATGGCCCCCAGTGGTCATTGTTATGGGCTGACGAATTGGCGTTATGGAACGAAGCGAGCTGGCACCAGGCGCAGTTCGGCCTTCGCCTGGGGGAACATCCGAAGGCTATTGTTACGACGACCCCGAAGAACAGGGAGTTCGTTCGGGATCTGTCGGAACTGAAATCGACCGCAACGGTAAGGGCTACCACGTTCGACAATCCGACGCTATCTGCGTCGGTTCAGGAACGTTTGCAGCAACAGTACGGGGGCACGAGGATCGGCCGCCAGGAGATACTCGCGGAGTGGCTCGACGATGTACCTGGGGCGTTGTGGCAATGGGCGATGATACATTCGGTACAGGTTCCGGATATACCGGACCTGGAGCGGGTAGTGGTAGCGATAGACCCTGCGGTTACAGCTAACAAGAACTCCGACGAGACGGGTATTCTGGTGGTTGGCAGGGCGTCCTGGGATTTGTTTTACGTCCTGGCGGATTATAGCGGGAAATACTCGCCTGACCAGTGGGCGGCAAAGGCGATTGATGCGTTCGATATTCACAACGCCGACCGGATAATCGGGGAAGTTAACAACGGTGGAGACATGGTGGAGCATACCTTGCGAACGGTCAAGTCGACGGTGCCGTATACAGCGGTACACGCTAGCAGGGGCAAGCGTATGCGGGCCGAACCTATTGCGGCGCTGTATGAGCAGGGCAAGGTATTCCATGCTCCGAATCTGCAATTATTAGAAGAGCAGATGGTTTCCTGGACGCCGGAAACACCGTCAAGTCCGGACCGGCTCGACGCCCTGGTCTGGGGTATGACGGATCTGAGTCAAAAGGGCAGACCGAATATAAGGTGGTTGACGGAATGAAGTTATCGCGAAGGATAGGCCAGGGAATTGGCAGGCTCAGGGCTCAGGTAATGCCACATTTGATGGAAATTACGGGCATCACTATGATAGTTTCGGGATTGTGGGTTCTGTCTCCGGTGGCATCGGTAATAGTATTGGGAATTGTTTTGGTGGTGATCGCCCAGGGGCTTACCACGGGAAGGAATAGCACATGACATTACTTGGTAGAGGTATCCAGGGGTTCTATAAGGCCAACACCGAACGCCCGCCGCAGTCAATTGCGACCGGTGTAAACATCAACGGCATCGGGGGCGGCCTGGCATCGCCGAATCAGCTATCACAGTTGCAGTCGCTATCGTCGACGTCCTGGCTATTCGCGGTTGTGGATAGGGTGGCAGCATCAGCCGCATCTGTTGATTGGAATTTGAAGCGGGCTATGCCCAACGGTGAGCATCGCGATGTACCAAAGCACCCGCTTATCGATCTATGGAGGTCGGTGAACCCGTTTACGACCAGGCACGAATTTATCGAAACTTCGATACAGCATTTCGAATTGACCGGTGAAATCTGGTGGTTGATTGTACGAAACAGGGGTGGAAGGCCGGTGGAGCTATGGAACATCAGGCCCGACCGTATAAGGCCGGTTCCGCACCCTACGGAGTTCGTGGCGGGGTACGTGTACACGATCGGCCAGACTCAAATCCCATTGGAACGCAAGGATGTGATATTTATCCGGAGGCCGAGCCCCGTGGATCCTTACAGGGGGATCGGTACAGTCCAGGCGATGGCGATGGACCTGGGGGCCGAACAGATGGCGTCGCAATGGACGCGGAATTTCTTTTCGAATGGAGCGATGCCTGGGGGCATACTCCAGTTCGATGAAGGAATGAGCGACCAGGACTTCGAACGCCTGGTAACCAGGTGGGGGCAACAGCACCAGGGCGTAGCGAACGCTCACAGGGTTGCGATCCTGGAGCGGGGCAAGTGGGTCGACCGCAAGTTCTCACAACGCGATATGCAGATGAACGATCTCAGGCGGGTAAACCGTGACATTATCCTGGGGGCTTACGGGATCCCGCTGTCGGTTATGGGTATCACTGAATCGGTGAACAGGGCCAATGCCGAAGCGGGCGACGAGTTCTTCGGGCGGCATATTCTCACTCCGAGGTTGGAACGAATAAAACAGGCGATCAACGAACGCCTTATTCACATGGTGGATAAGACGTTATCCCTGGATTACGTCGACCCGACTCCGGAGAATCGCGAATTGAACCTGAACATTGCCGAGCGGGGATACCAGGGCGGATTCCTGACACGTAATGAATCCAGGTCGCTTTTGGGATATGGGGAAACCGACGGGGGTGACGAATACCTGGAGCAGTCCGGCGGCGGCGGATTGATAGGCCTGGAGGCCTCTGGTGGCGTAGTCAAGGCCGCTAGCAATATCAGGGATGATGAAATAAATGACGAAGAAGATGAGATGGATACAAGTTGGGCCAGGCGGTTGCGGAACGAACGCGCCGGTTTGATTGAGTACATGCGGAGGATTGGCTGATGGTAATTACCAAATTGGAAATCGCAGACATCGACGGGTACGATTGGAACTGGGTCGCAAAGTATGAAGATGAGATTGTCGAGGAATTGATATCGGCTTATTCTACGGCGTACGTTGCGGAGTTCCCTGGGGTTCCTGGGGTGACGGTACAGCGCATTGCGGGGGAGTGGGCCAGGGAAAAGGCCGCCACAATGATACAGGGGGTCGCAGATACTACCAGGGAGCGGGTTCGCAGTATTGTGGCCGGAAGCATCCTGGAGGGCGCATCCATCGAAACAACGACCGACCTAATTAGTATGGACCATGCGTTCAGTCCTGAGAAAGCCCGAACGATTGCCAGGACGGAAACGGCCATCGCCCTGGGTGAAGGGCAAAAGGGTGCCGCCATATCTCAGGGTAGGGATGAAAAGCATTGGATGACTTCCGGAGCTGCTGACGATATATGCCTGGAGAATGAAGCCCAGGGGTGGATCCCGATTGACAATGTATTCGCGGGGAATGTCGACACGGTTCCGCAACATCCGAATTGCCGGTGCGTCGTGAGGTACCGGACGAAGGAATTAAGCGAAGATGAAGTGACGACGGTCAGCCCGATATCCTCGGAGCTTGTCGAAACGGGGTTGTCCAGGGTTCCTGAGTTTCGGTGCGTTGGATGCAACCGGTTACTCGGGAAGGACGTTGCTGACGGTACCAGGATAAAGTGCCGCCAGTGCAAGGCGGAACGCATCGCGTAGACAAATCAGGGTCCAGGAATAAAGCCCACGAATTAAGTTTCGTGGGCTTTATTTTGTTCGAAACTGGCAAATTGGCGTCCGATTTTAGAAATTGCTCAGATCTAGGCACGAAAGACACTTGACCACCTGTTGACAACACCTACGCCAAGCCTCATACTGGTAAGTGTAAGGCAGATTATACAAGACACGAAGGGGGAGACGAGAATGAACACAGTACACCAAGCAAAACAGGGGTGCATCTTCAGCAAAAGACAATACGCATTTACCAACGAAACGACAGGAAAAGTCACATGCAAGAAGTGCCTATCACTAAACGAAAGCAAGTAAGCTAAGGGGCGGTATTTCTACCGCCCCAATACAAGACACGAAGGGGGAGACGAAAATGGAAAGCATAACAATAACACTAGAGTGTGAGAACGGCCACCAGGTAGAGGCAATCGCGATTGATCCGGAGATCACAGCACCCGATGCAATCTCAGGTTCGATACTACAATTCAGCACAACGTCCAACTGGCACTTCTGCGATGACTGCACCGGTTCAACGCTACGGTCGAAGGAATCCCAACAAGCAGGACATGCCGAACTAATCCGAATCCTAACGACCGAATAAACCAAACGCAACGGTCGCCGAGATAACCGACTCGGCTACGCCCCTCGCGAAGATCGCGGGGGGCTTTTTTATTGTGTTGACAGTGTAAAGGGTGTCATGGTATCGTCTTGAGCAATTGAATAGCCCCGAGGTCTTTAAGGCCCATTTGAGCGGTAATACTGCCATCAGTATGTCGACTTGAATGGGCTTTATTTATTGGAGTTTGAACATGCCATACGCGGGGGAACATAGTTGCAGGATTGCACCACCTTCGCAGTTCGAAGAATTTCGAAGGCAGAATAATTGGAAAACAATAGATGGCAAGCGGGTGGATGCCATATGGGGAACCAACGGCGAAGGCACTAATCTTCAGGCCCTGCGATACCCGAAGGGCGATTGGTCTATTGCTGATGCCAGGTCGCATTGCTCGACACAGGAAGGCATCCTATTTGAGCCCGCAAGTTCACCGCAGATAAGGGAGGGCGGAATGACGCACCGAACGAAGTTTGTACGACCTACAGAAATCAAGATCCTGGACAAAGCCGCCGGTAGGATCTCCGCCGTGGTTTCGACCGAGAATGTCGACCGTGACGGGGATATCATCCGCCAGGCTAATTGGGATCTCAATAATTTCAAGGCGCATCCAATATTACTCTCATCTCATAACTATCGGGGTCTGAGTAATCAGATCGGCGAATGGACTGACATAAGGGTCGAAGGTAAGGAACTTATCGGCGACGCGCAGTATTACCTGAAGCAAGGGAACGCC